CTGTGCGCCGATTACCCGCAGCTGGCCATGCTGGACGAGAACAAATTCCGTGGGGCCCTGTTGGGGAACCGTGTCCGCGTGGTGAAATGGTCGGACCGGGACGAGACCGTGTGCTATCTCCCGGATTTCGGTAACCACGTGTTCGACCGTTTCGAGAATCCGCTAGGAGAATGCCCGTACGTTGCGTCTCTGCGACCGGGCTTGGACTGTGAGGCGCCGCGGGGAGCCTATGACGACGCGGCGTGGGTGCTGCTCGCGGCGCACCGGCTGCAAATGCTGACGATGCAGGGCGTCGACGACGCGGTGAACGCGCCTCTCGTGGTCCCGATGGACGTTGCCAGCGTGCCGATGGGCCCGGGCGCGGTGCTCCACACGAATACCGGCGCCGCCGCGGTAGGCCGGGCCCGCCTGGACATGCCCGCACAGGCGTTCAACGCGGCTGAGCTGTTGAAGGAAGAGACCCGGCGCGCCGCGGGGTCCCCAGAGGCCAGGACGGGCAGCATCGACGCGTCGGTGATCACGGGCCGTGGGGTTCAGCAGTTGATGGCCGGGTGGGACACGCAGGTGTCCGCCGCGCAAATGGTGTTCACGGACCACTTCTCCCGGGTCCTGGGCAAGTGCCTGGCGATGGACGAGAAATTTTGGGGAGACGAAGAAAAGTCCGTGTCGGGGATGGACAATGGCGTCCCGTACGAGATCCGGTACCGGCCGTCTCGGGATATCGCGGGCCGCCGGAACGTCGATGTTTCTTACGGGTTCACCGCGGGCCTGACTCCGAATCAGGCGCTCGTGTACCTGTTGCAGGTTGACGGGGCAGGTATCGTTTCTAAGGACTTGGTGCGCCGTTCTCTCCCCGTCGCGGTGAACGCCGCCGAGGAAGAGAAGAAAATCCAGGTCGAACGGTTGCGGGCGTCGCTTGTCGACGCGATGTCGGCGACCGCTCAGGCTATCCCCCAGATGGTCGCTGCGGGGGTGGACCCGGCGGAGATCCTGGGGAAGTCCGCGGACGTCGTGTCCGGGCTCTCCCGCGGCCGCCCGATCGAGGAGGTCATGGGGAAGGTCTTTGCCCCACCGAAAACCCCTGAAGGCGCCCCGGAGACTCCGGGCGGCCCGGGGCAGGGCGGAGAGGCACAGGGCGGCCCTCAGGGCGCCATGGAGGCCCTAGCGGGCGCCCTGGGGGGAGGACAGGAGGGCGGGTACGCGCCCGAGCTGAGGATGCTTTTTGCCGGGGCGGACCAGTCTGGGTCTCCGTCGATCCGATCGGGTATCTCTAGGAGGGTGCCGACCAATGCCTGACAACCGAGGCGGATACCGCCGGCCCTCCAACCCGGCGCCGGTTTCCGGCCCGGGCGTCCACGCCCGGCGCACGGACGGCCGCGCGAACATGACCGATCTCCCGGACGCCGCGTACGGCGAGAACACCGACTACAAGGCCGTGCAACAGGCGGGTGCCGCCGCTGCGGACGCCGGCGGCGGCCGTGAGAACGCGGCCGCCCTACCAGCACCTTTCACCGCCGCGTCGACGGCCCCGGACATCCCGGTGACCTCGGGAGCCCAGTACGGGGCTGGCCCCGGCCCCGGGTCCCTCGGTCTCACGCCCCAGGGGCAGGGCCAGGACGCGGAGTTCTTGCGCAAGTACTGGCCGGTGATCGTCAAGGCGGCGGACAACCCCAACGCGACTCCATCGACGCGCGCGTGGGCGCGGCGCGTCATCGCCGAGTGGAGGGGATGACACGTGGGCTGGCTGGACGACGTCGGGGATTTTTTTGAGACGACTGGAAAGCAGATCGGCAGCGCATATGATGCTGCGACTGATAACGCGTTCGGGGATGTCGTCAGGTCCGGAGAATTCTTCGGCCGCCGAGAAGACGGTTCGCTCGGCGTGAAAACGCCGTTCGAACCGGTCACCGGACCGGTCTTGTCCGCCGGAGTAGATGTCGGGTCCAAGGCATTGGACGTCATCTCGTGGCCTGGAGAACAGGTCCAACGCGGGTTCACGACGGCCCTTCTCGCCGGTGACCTCCCCGGGGGGCCGTTCGATGTCCGGTCGTGGTCCGATGCGTGGGACATAGCCGACCGGGTAGGACCCGGTGACGTCCTGTTCGCGCCGTCCGTGTCGACCCTCACGAATCCCGCCGAATATGAACGGTGGAAAGGAACGTGGTCGTCCCGGTTGACCGCCGGGGCAACGAATTTTCTTTCCGAGTGGTTCCTCGACCCGGTTGCCGGTGCCGCGGGAATCGCGTCGGACGTCAACCAGGCGTCTAAGACGCTTCGCGGGGCGACCGAGACGCGGAACATCATGCGAGTTGCCGCGGGCGAAGCGAACAAGGCGCAGGTGTCGCGGCGCGAATGGCGGTTCGGGCAGAAGTTCCAACAGTATTTGGACGCGACGGACGGCAAGAGCGCATCCGAGCTGATGGACACCCCGATGTTCCAGGACATGCCCGATGGCGGGGCCCTGGCGTATTTGTTCGAGCGCGCGAACAAATCTTACGCCGGGGACACGAAAAAAGCGCAAGATGCGCGCCGGTCGATAAAACGTGATCTTCTCGGCGCCGCCATGGGCGATGTGGGATCCATCCAGCGTCTCGGCGGCCGACAGGACGCTATGGCGAACGAGCTGTACCGGCTCGGCGAACGCCCCGAGCCGACAAGATTTGCGGAGAAATTCTCGTGGGACGACCACGGTCAGGGAGCCTTGTTCGAGGCGAACAAGCGTTCCGATCCCGCGGTGGAGGCAGCGCGGGACGGCATTGAAGCCGAGATCACGCGCATGAACCGTGTCGTCGAGCAGCAGGGAACCGTGTCGAGGATCCCGACGACGCGGGGCCTGAAAGAATCGACCCTGTATTTCGGCATGGCGAACCGCCCTGTTCATGTCGTCTCCGGGCAACTCCACGACTCCGGTTCTTCGCTGCTCCGGCCCCGCGTGTCCGGGTTCGTGTCGACGAAGGACGTGACAACCGGTTACCGGCAGCTTTCCGAGTACATGAAGCAAAGCCGGTACGTGGACCCCGCAGTCAAAAAGGATATTCTCGACCGGTACGTTCGGGCCGCTACTCCAGGAGAGCGGCACGGGATCGTCGAAGAATCCGAAAAACGCATGTTTGAGGCCTACTCGAAAAAGTACGGGCTCAGCCGGGAAGAAGCAGAAACGTTCCTCAAATCCGCTCAAGGCCGGCGGGGAGCGTATTTGCGGCTTTGCTCGGACAGGTTGTATTCCGCGGCCCCGGACGCACAATACATCCAGGTCGTCGATCCGGAAGATTCCATCACGAAAGTGGTTGCCCGGCCGCTCATGGTGTCCCAGGTCGAGGACTCGGCGCCCTTGACGAACCCCGCCGTCCTGGAAAAGGCGTTGAAGCGAAACGTCAGCTCTGGTGCGATCCAGGCTTTCACGGCCAGGACCGGGCTGCGAAAAGCTGCCCAGGACGTGGAGGATTTCGCGTCGGACGGGATGCTCGCCCTCACGAGGGCGTGGAAAGACTTGGCCTTGTTTCGGCCGGCGTATCCTCTGCGGGTCCAGGTCGACACCCAGGCCCGACTCATGACCGCCATGGGGGCGTTGCCCTACCTCCAGTCTCTCCCTGGCGCCGTGCGGGGACAGCTTCACTACCTGCTGTCCCGCAAGGGCGAGGCCGGGCTGGGGCTAAAGAATTTTTTCCGAGAGGGGGACCTCGTAGGGGCTGTGATGAAGTCCCGGGGCCGCCGCGGACGCGGCGACGTGTTCGCGGACGACGAGGACGCCGCGAAGTTCTTGCGACTCGCCGCGGGCGAGCCGGGGGGGATGGCGGACCTCGCCGGGTCCGTCGCCGTCGACGATTTGAGGAGTCTCCGGGGGACCGGTAGTTGGGGGTGGAGCGAACGGAACAGCCCGAACTGGTTGGAGAACTGGCATCGGGCTGTGGACCGGCAGGTCGTGAATTCTCCGACAGCTGTCAAGATCCTTCAGGAGCCGGACGACGCCGCCGTCAAGGCGTGGACCCTCGCGGACCCCGCCGGACAAAACGAGTGGTTGAACATGCGCAGCTCATGGGACACCCGTGAGCAGTGGATCGACTCTCTGCGCAGCGCGGTCGACTACCTTGTTCCGACCCCCGAGCTCAAGGACTTCGTGCTCAAACGTTTCCCGAAGCGGCTGGAGGCCGGGGACGTCGAGACAGCCGCTTACGCTGTGGGCCGCCGCTTGGAGCTCGCGCAGGACGTCACCTCGAAGACGGGGGCCGCTCAGGTGACGCGCGAGGACCTCGACGCGCTGTCGAGGACGGTGCGGAGTATCCGGGCCGACCTCGACAGGCAGCGTGCGACGGTCCGGAAGCTGAAAGAGTCTGGGGCACCTGACAGCGAACTGGGTTCAGCGATCGCCGAGCGGGACAGCCTCGCGAGGTCCTGGCGTAGCGCAATCCGGCTCCGGACCGACGCCAAGCGCCGCGCCGTGGAGACCCGCAGGGGCGCGGTCGCGACGGAAAAACAGGCGGCTGGTGCGACCTCGGCGGCCCGTCAACGGGTCGCCGAGCACCCGGAGGGCTGGACCGCCCAACAGGTCGACGAATATTTCTCCGACCAGACGAACCGCATGCCCGTGCACGGAGAATCGTATTTGACGACTGTGCGCGGGCCGATGACCGCGCGGATAGAGAAATTCAGGAAGTCCTGGTACTGGTTCGCGTCCGACGCCCCCGAGACGATCCTAGGCCGCTCCCCGCTGTACCGGCACCGCTTCAATGAACGTGTCAGATCGCAGCTCGACCAGTTGGGTCGTGAGAAGACCGAGCTTGCTCCGGAGGAATGGGACCGCGTCCGGAAGAACGCCGCGATCCAGGCCCGCCGCGACATCAAAAAAGTCCTGTTCGACACGTCCGACGTGTCGAACCTCGCGACGCACGCGAGGTTCGTTTCCCCGTTCTTCGCCGCGTGGGAAGACACGATGAAGAAGTGGGGCAAACTCCTGTGGGAAAACCCCCGCGCCGGTGTCCGCATGTCGAATCTTCTCCCCGCCACGAGATCAACCGGTGCCGTGGTTGATTCCGAGGGGCACCGGATCGACGACCAGGGCCGCGTCTGGGGCGCCGACGGGAAACAGATCACGGACAAGGATTACGAGGGATACGGCGAGTTCGTGATCATCCCCAACGCGTTCAAACCCCTTGGCGTCCCTGCTCAGGACGTTCGTATCAACATGAAGTCCGCGAACATTATTTTTCAGGGAGAACCATGGTGGCTCCCCGGGTACGGGCCCACCGTTCAGATCCCCGCTAACGCGGTCGTCCGCGCCGCGTTCCCCGACAAGGCGGAAGACCCGATCATCAAACATATCCTCCCGTACGGGGTGACGGACGACCCGGCTGCCGTGCAGGCGTTGCCGTCGTGGGCACGTCAGGCGCGGAACGCGTTCGGGAACACGCGGGATTACGCGAACACGTACACCCGGTTGTACGAAGTCGAGCGGGTCAAGCGAGAACTCGGGCAGCGGTCCACGGACCCGACGCCGAAAGAGATAGCGAACAAGACCCGCTTGTGGTTCGTCATGCGAGCTGTTACCGCAGCGAACTCCCCGGTCACCGCTGCTCCGACTCCGGAGTTCCAGTTCTACGTGGACCGCTTCAAAGACCTTCAACGTGAACGCGCGAAGGACCCTGAAGCCTGGGACAAGAGCCACGACGGGATGAGCGCTCAGGAAGTATTCTACGACAAGTACCCGGACTATTTCGATTTGACGGTTTCGCTGTCAGCGAACACGACGGGTATCGAAGCTTCTCAGGAAGCTTGGAGGGAATCGACGAAGCCGTGGGTCCGCCGGTTGACGGCCACGGATCCGGCGTACGGGTGGATGTTCACGGGTGCTCAGAACCTCGCGGGAGGGTTCGACGGGAGCATTTACACGGCGCAGCAAGCCGAACAGATCGGCTACGGGTCGACGAAGACGTTCCGGGGGGCCCGGGAACCAGCGGAAGCCATCCGTTCGGTCGAGGCCGAGCGGGGATGGATCGAATATTCTCGTGCCCGGGAAATCGTAGATCAGGCCATGGCCGGCCGGGGCCTGTACTCGCTCCAGGCGAAGGGCGCCGAGGACATCAAAAAAGCATGGGACGAGTTCACGCGCGGCCTGTCCTCCGAGAACCCGTCGTGGGCTGAAGAGAAAGCGAAGGACGTTGACAAGGTGGCCGAGTTGGCGGCGGTTGCCCGCCGGGCTGCCGGTGATTCCAAACAGTTTGCGGCCCGTGAGGATTATAAGATCCTCGACGTTTACATGCAGGCCCGGGCCTTGGTGAAAGAGCATCTGTCGGGCCAAAAGTATTCGTCGCTGGACAGGAACCCAGGAGTGCAAGAAGCGTGGGACGAGTTCGTTGCCGCCCTGGTGGCGTCGAATCTTGGTTTCAAACAAATGTACGACAGGGTGCTTGAACGGGACGACCTCACTACTAAGGTGGTCTGGTAATGCCTTTCTTGTATGATAGCGGAAGCGGTGGGACGGACGACGCGCTGTCTGCTCTCGACAAATTGTCGAAAAGCGTCAGCGCGGGGTCGTCGTCGCCGTCGACGAGCCCGTATCTGACGACCACGAAGTCGAGCGACCTCACGGTGTTCATGGGGTGGCGTCCAAAAAATGTGAGCATCGTCGACCCGGCCCGCGAGTCGTTGATGGCCGGGAAGACCAAAAAGGTTGGCGGCGCTGAGATCGTTTCCTTGGACGAGGCTATCGGAACATGGTATTCGTGGACCGAGGGCGAACGCCAGGCATTCGCCCGGCAGGTCTATTCCCAGGGCCTCACGTCGGATCCAGCCGACTATGATTCGGCGTTCGCCATTTGGCAGAAAGCCGTGACCGAGGCTGCCCGGTACCGGCAGTTCGCGAAAAAAAACGTGACGCCCACACAGGCGCTGTCGATCATGGCGAACATGACCCCGGACAAGGCGGGCGGGTACCCGAAGACCCAACGGTCCACAGCGACGTCGACGAATCTCCCGTCGCGGACCGAGGTTCAGAGCGTCGTCAAACAGATTTTTCAAGAGAAGCTCGGCCGGGATCCGGACCAGGAAGAACTCCGGTCGTACACGGCTAACCTGTTTTCCGCTGCTCGGGCGAACCCTGAGAAGACGACCACGACGACGACCGTGGACGAGGCGGGAAATTCTACGTCGACGTCCACGACGTCCGGTGGAGCCGATCTCGGCGAGGTCGCTTCTTCGTCGGCCGAAAACGATCCCGAGTACGCGGCGTATCTCGCAGGGACGACTCTCTACAACGCCGCTATGCAACTGTTTTCCGGGGGGTGAGCCATGGCCGAGGCCACGTTGGAAAAAGACGTTCTAAAGACCACAAAGCCCCTGGGCGTTGACACGTCCATTGAGGGTTCCGTGGACATCGGCGACTTCGATTCCGTGTTCGAACCGTGGTCTATGGCAATAGCAGATCTCGAAACGTTCAAGGAAGCACAGGCAGCGACGCAAACGTCCCAGTCGTTCGTTTCCGCGGCGTCGAGGGCTGGGGCTGTCACGACAGGAATGTCGTCGGCCAGGTCCAGAGTCATCAACTACGCGAAGACGATGATCGGCCTGCCGTACGTTTGGGGCGGAACATCGCCGACATCCGGCGTGGACTGCTCGGGTCTCGTCATGCTCGGTCTCCGTAAGGCCGGCATCAACATCGGCCGGGTGACCTATCAGCAGCAGAACGGAGGGACTCGGGTCCCGTTTTCCCAGTTGCAATCCGGGGACCTTGTGTTCTGGGACCACGGAGGCCCCGCGGGGGCCGACCACGTGGCGTTTTACCTGGGGAACGGCCAGATCCTGGAAGCACCACGTACCGGTTTGAACGTCCGGATCAGGTCCTTGTCGAAAAAGGAACTCAACGGCGGCGCTTGGGGCGTCCATCTGAACTATTAGGAGGAGGCCCGGTGCCTACCCTAGACGCGAGCGAGCTTGCAGAAAACTACGGGTTCGCCCTGTCGTTCTTCAAATCGAACTCCGAACTGTGGAAAGTGTTCAACAAGGCCGTTAGGGGGAATTGGACTTCAACGAAGTTCCAGGCGGCCCTGAAAAACACGAGGTGGTATCGGAAGACCGAGAAGTCGTATCGGGACTATTTGTTCGCGAAAGCGGACGATCCGGCGTCGATGGCCGCGAAAATCAACGCCACGACTGCGCAGGTCGTTGACGCCGCTACGACGATGGGTGCCCGCCTGTCGTACAAGAAAGCCGCGATGATCGCCCGGAATTCGATTGCCCACGGCTGGTCCGATTCGCAGACCCGCGACTACCTGTCGAACTACGTCAGGATGAAGAACGGCGTGTTCTACGGTGAGGCCGCCGACACGGCGCAGGCGCTCCGGGAAACAGCGTGGAGGAACGGGGTCCGGATCTCGTCCACCACGTTGCAGAAGTACGCGCGGGCCGTGGCCCGTGGCGACATGTCCGTAGAGGAGTATAAAACGAAGATCCGGAAGTCCGCGGCTTCGCTGGCCCCGGACCACGCCGACCAGCTCGCTGCCGGTCAAGATTTGTACGACATCGCGCAGCCGTACATGCAGTCCATGGCGTCGACGTTGGAGATTCCTTCGACGGATATCGATCTTTTCGACAAGACGATCCGTAGCGCCCTGTCGAATCGGGACTCGAAGGGCCGGCCGGTCTCGAAAACATTGTGGGAGTTCGAGCGGGATCTTCGGCAGGATTCTCGGTGGCTGAAGACGGACAAGGCGCGGGACGAGATGTCGTCGACGGCGAAGAGCGTTCTTTCCACGTTCGGTTTCCAGGGGGTGTGATATGGCTGTAGCTCCGAAACCCAGCCTGACTGCTAGCCTGACCGGGGAGCAGAAGAACGCCGCGACGTTCGTCACGAACCTGTTCAAAGAGTATGGCCTGTCGACTCTCGCGCCGAAGATCATTCAGTACATCCGTGAAGGGTATTCCGCGGACACGGTAGCTGTTCTCCTCCAGGAGACTCCGGAGTTCAAGGAACGGTTTAAGGCAAACGAGACCCGCCGCAAGGCGGGAATGTCGGTGTTGACGCCGGCCGAGTACATTAGCACGGAACGGTCGTACCGGCAGTTGATGCAGGAGGCCGGTCTCCCGGTCGGGTTCTACGACACGCAAGAGGATTTCACGAAGTTTTTGGAAATGGACGTGTCTCCGACCGAGGTAAAGCAGCGGATCGACGCCGCGAAGACATGGTACAACACGTTGTCTCCGGAGACGAAACGCACCTATCTCGACTGGTACGAGGGCGGGGTGCAGAAGTTCACGGAAGCCGACATCATCGCTTCCGCGCTGGACGTGGACAGGGCTACGTCGGTGGTGCAGCAGCGGTTCAACGCGGCCCGTATCGCGGCGGCGACCGGGGTTTCCCGGGGCCTGGCCGAGCAGGCCGGTACCGTGGCCGGTGAGAACGTCAGCGACGTCCTCCAGGCGGCGGCGCTGGAGAGCAAAACCGTGGAGCACCTGTCGTCGATCTACGGTGGTGACGTGACGGCCGAGGACGTTGTCCGGGAGGCGTTCCTGGGGGACACTGGGGCGGGACAGCGGCGTAAGCGGCTGGCGTCCCAGGAGCGGGCGGCTTTCTCGGAGGGGTCCGGCCTGGCTTCTGGTTCGTTGGCCCGAGATAAAGGACAGGTCTGATGGAGTGGATCAGAAGTAGTCACAGTACCAGCGTGAAGGCTGGGGAAATGGATCACAATGGACAGTAAAGAGATCGACCGCAGGTTCCTGTACTACCGCGCCGGCCCAGACATGGTCGGCCGGTTCGAGGAGATCCGGGAACAGTTCCGGAGGTTGGCGCATGAGGTGCTCGGCCCTCTACCGGGTTCCCAGGAGGCGGAGCATGCAGCGTCGAGGTTGGACGAATCCATGCGGTGGGTGTTCGCGGCGTTGATTCGTCCGCCCAGAAACAGCTAGGAGAATCGATGCGGAGAAAAGACGCGGTGAGTAGGTTTTGTGTGATCGGCCTGGAGGACGACGAGCAGCAAGAGACCGTCCTCTATCTCTCCGGACTCGCCGAGAAGCTGTGCGATGCGGTGTACGCCAACCTGCCCGACAACCTAGAACGGGATCTCGCGGTACAGGGGGTGCTGTCGGCGTGGTCGCACATGAAGGCGTCCGCGGAACGCCTCAACGAAGATCCCGACTGTAAGTAGGTGGGGGTTGCGCGGCATGGTATTGTTGTTTCAGAGGCAAAATATTTTTGCCTCTGAGCGGGTGCTGGCCCGGGTGCGGGCGGGTACCCGATTTTCACACCGCCGGGTAGCTCCCGGCGAATGGTTTGCCGCCCGGGTGTGGGCGGCCACCGCGCAAGGAACCCGCTTCTTAGCCGGTTCGCGCGGTGTTGTCCCGGCTGGGGTGACCGGGACAGCTCCCCCGGCCCTTGACGAGGGGCCGGGGGAGCATCACTGCCTGGGTGGGGTTCGACTCCCTGCCGGGGTTCGGGCCCCCCGCGCCGTCGCGCGGACGGAAGCGGGCGGCCGGGGGGCTACCACACGCGTTACTATGCGCCCATGGACGAGAAGAGGCAAGAGTTCTACTGCGGTGTCCAATGCGTGGTCAACCACGCTGACGGCCAAGTGCTACTCGGCTACGGGGAAGCCCCCGGCGGGGAAAGGCTGTGGTCCCTCCCGGGCGGGCATCTCGAACGGGGAGAAGACCCCCTACAAGCGGCACTAAGAGAACTGTACGAGGAAACGGGGATCGCCGCCGGCGAGCCCCGGGTGCTCAGTGCTTTCACGACGTGGTCTGATATCCGCGGCGACGGCCACGGGGTCGTACATTTTGTGGTAGGTTTCCGGAGATTTTACAACATCAATTTGAGTGGTCCGTGCGATAATTTCCCAGTCGTGCCGGGAGAATGTTTCTCCCACCTGGAGTGGTTCGACAAGGCACGCCTCCCGACAAGGCTTTTCGGTCCCTCAGAAAAGGCATTGGAGGGAATCCTTTAACAGAAAATGAGCAATGAGCGGAGAACGGTTTCTGCCGGGTTCGATTCCCGCCCTCCGCGCTCAGCGTCAGATCAACCGGCCCTGACGCTCGTATAAGACCGGTAGCCGATCACACGCCCTTTCCCCTTGGGGCGGCTCGTGCACGTCGGCGATGTGGGGTGTTTAAGGGAGTGGTGGGCTGTGAGCGACTATGCGTGGTTGGATGACCTGGGCAACGACGGCGGCGACGACGGCGGGAAGCCTCCGAGCGTTGGCGACGAACAGAACGGGCCCAAGGCCCTTCGAAAAGCGTTCCAGGCGAAGGACAAGCGGGTCAAGGAACTTGAGCAGCAGGTGGCGGAACTCACCGCTAGGACCCGCAGTGTCGACATCCAGGCCGCGCTGTCCAGCCTCGGGGTGAAAAACCCTAAGGTCGCTAATTTGATTCCTGAAAGTGTTGCGTCGACCGAGGACGCCGTGAAGGCGTGGGTCGACGAATACAAGGACGTTTTTAATCTTACCATGGGACCGCTTTCCGACGGCGGAGAAAAGAAAAAGACCGAGGACGACTCCGGGGGAAAGCAGGTGTCCCAGGAGTACAAGGACGGCGTCGCCAGGACTTCGAAGATCGGCGACGTGAACGATTCTTCTTCTCCCGCGTCCGCGGCTAGTTCGCCTGAGGAATTCCTTGCGGGTCTCGCCCTACAGGGCGGATCGTTCGAGGACCTCCAGGAAGCTTTCAGGAATCACAAGTTCATTCCTTAAACTCTTAGGGGCTTGTGATGGCTTTCGAATATACCGCAATCGCCGAGACCCCGGGTCTCGGCGATAACACTGTCAAAATGGCGTACGACCTGGCTTTCAACCGGGTCCTCGACGAGCAGCCGGCATTCCGGCAGTTCGTTTCGAAGCGTCCCGAGCGCCCGTCGATGCCGGGCAGCTCGGTCCGACTCCCCCTGTACGACAACCTCTCCGACGCCACGGTGTCGGCTGCTAAGACTCCGCTCGACGAGCTGCTCGACGTCGACTCGACGAAGCTTCCCGAGACCCTGTACGTTGACCTCGCGTACGAGGAGCGGGGTTTCTCGGTCACCACGACCAAAAAGCTTCGAAACATGTCTTTCGCGGACGTGGAGATGGAAAAGGCTTACCAGGTGGGCCGGCACGCGTACCGGACCATGGACAGCCTTGTCGTGGACGCTGCGGTGACCGGCACGCAGAAGAAGTACGCCGCGTCCCGGACCGCCGAGGGAAACATCGTCGCCGGGGACGAGGCCGCTGCAGCCGATTTCCGCCGGGCTAAGACCCTGCTCCGCACCAACGCGGCCCAAGCATGGTACGGGGATTTCCACGCCGCGTACGCCCACCCGCACATCATCCACGACCTGCGGGAAGAGACCGGCGCGGGCGGGTGGCGTGTCCCGAACGAATACGGCATGTCGCAGGATCGTATCTGGGCCGGAGAGATCGGCGAGTTCGAGGGGTTCCGGTTCATCGAGAATGCTCTTGCCCGCCGGACCGCGACCGGTTCGTCCAGTGCCCTGGTGTACCGGACTTTCGTGGTAGGCCGTGAGGCTATCGCCGAAGGAATGCTCGTCGAGCCCCAGACGGTTGTTTCTCCGCAGACCGACCGGCTCCGTCGGTTCATGTCTCTTGGGTGGTATTCGTGCGGCGGGTGGGCCCTGTACCGAAACCTGGCCTTGGTTCAGGTTCTCTCGTCGTCCAGTCTGTACGCCGAGGCTTCTCCGAGTACTGACGTCTGACAAGTCGCGGCGGGGGATCCGTCCAGAGGAGTGGTTTTCTTGGCGAAGTTGTTTCGCCCGCCTACGAGGACGGTCAAGTACCGGTCTGGTGGGCGGCTCTTCGGGCGGCTCCCCCGCCATGAGGGCGTTACGCTGCTGAAGGTCGGTGGCCTGTACCGCCAGGCCCCCGACCCGCGCGCCGAGGACGTCCGCGACGCCGACGCCGCGTATCTGGGGGGCCGCGTGTACACGGTGTCCGACACCACGGCTGTCGAGCTGTCAACGGCCGGATACGATGACTGCCTGTCTCCGGAGGACACGTCGCCACCCCAGGTCGCCGGCCTCGAAATTACACCGTTTTCGCAGAAGTTCGTAGTAATGGTGAGGTTTCTTGGTCCCGAGGTCGGTACCTTGGTCACCGCCGTGTACGGGGGGACCGAGGACCTCGGGTCCGAGGTCTCTTTAGATGATCCTCTTGACGGGGTGTCCTCGGGGGCCGTCGAGGGCCTGGCCCCGTGGACGTCCTACTACGTCCGTGTCCGGGCCGTGGACGCTGCGGGGAACACCGTGGTGTTCCCTCCCCTCGATCAGCCTCCCCGGGCCGTGTCGACGATGTCTCACACCGCGGCAGGGTTCACGGAGTTTTCGGACGGCTTCGAGGCCGGCGACCTGGGGGCGTGGCCGACGGTGACGGGGGCCGCGTCAGCGGCGACAGGGGCCGCCTACGCGGGTTCGTACGGGGCCCGGTTGTCCCCGTCGGCGTCGGCAGGGTCCATCGCGACGTCAACGACGAAATGGCCACAGCTCTTCTGCCGGGGCGTGGCGTCTTTCCGTTTCCGTTTCAATGCTCTTCCGTCGTCGGGTTCCGCGGACATCGCGACTCTCAGGAACACGGCCGGGTCTGGGCACGCCGATTTCTTCGTCCATTCGAACGGCAATTTCTGGTTTGATCTCGTGGGCGGGTTGAGCGAGGTCGACACGGGTGTTGCCGCCGACGCGGGCGTGTGGCACGAAGCTCAGATCAAGGTCGATTACGGGTCCGATACCCATCGGGCGTGGCTGCTGCTGGACGGCGTCGAGCACGAGATTTCGCAGGATTCGGCCGTGGAGTCGTTTGTTCGGTCTTTCCATTTGGGAACGACGTCGGCGAAGACCTACGAATTCGACGTGGATTCGGTACGGGTCCTGGTGGGCGTTGTGGACCCGGGGTGGGGTGTCGTGTGATTCCTGACCGGATGCTGACAGGTCGTATCGAGGAGATCGGCGGCAAAGTGGTAAGTGTTTCGCGGCGCATGGACACCGTGGCCGCGGCTGCGGCGAATACCGCGGAAGATATCGCGTCGCTGGTTCTCCGGGTTGCCGAGCTTGAAGCGTTAGTTTCCGCTCTTGCGGAGCGGTTCGAGAATTTCGAACGCGAGTATCGTACGGATAAGGAAAATTTCCCGGAAGTTACTCCGGTTTGATGGGGGTTTTCGTGGCTGCTCCAGGTGTTCTGTACGGGGCCGCGTTGTGGCGTCCGATCCCGTACGTTGACGAAGCACCGCCGATGCGGGAATACCGCGGGTGGATTCTTCACGTCGTTGTCGGCGACGGGTCGCCGTACAACTATTTTTGTGGTCTCCCGAAGGGAAAGCGGGCGTTCTCGCACCTGTGGGTGGCGAAGAACGGGCGGATCGAGCAGTACCAGCGGTTGAATCGGCAGTCGTGGGCCCAGGCGTCCGGGAACCCGTATTGGTGGTCTGTGGAGACCGAGGGGAAACCGGACGAGCCCCTGACGAAGGCCCAGATCCGGTCTTTGGCCGCGTGGCACGTGTGGTGCGGCGCTAAGGACGCGGTGACGAACAAGACGACCGGTCGGGGTATCGGCACACATTCCATGGGTGGTGCCAGGTGGGGCGGGCACGAGTGCCCGGGGAGGATCCGTGCCGGTCAGCGCGCGGACATCATCGCCGAGGTCAAGCGGATTCGGTCGGGTAGGACGCAAGAAATCGATTTGGAGGACGGCATGGAGCTTGATGACGTCGTGTACACAGAAGGTAACGGTGTCCCGGTGACGGTGCGGACTGCGCTGCGGGGCGCGTACAAGGATCATCTCGGCATCGGTGACCTCATGGCGAAGATCGACGAGATCCACGAGGCGGTCGTGGGTAGTGCCGGATGACGGGGGCCGTGCCGGACCCCTAGGTGGGGGTGGCCCTGGTATGTCTGAGACGATCGGCATACGCGACCTGTACGACAAGCTGGTCGTTCAGGGCGAGATATTGAACGAAATCCGTACGATGTCGGCTGTGCAGCAGGTCAAGATCGACCAGCTGGAGGGCCGGGACGGCGACCAGGAGCACCGCATGCGGTCGATCGAGCGCCGTTTGTATGCGATTCCGTCGGCGGCGGTCGTGATCTCGGTATTGAGTTTGGTTCTCGGGGTGTGGGGGAAAATCCAGTAATGGCCGGTGAGCATTGTAGGTCTGGGTGTCGGACGCGGGATCACGAGTCCTACGGGGAATGTCTCCGCGCGGCTCGTGTCCGCGTCGCGTATTGCGACGAGGCGAACCGGCAGGATTATACGCGGCAAAAGGCGTGGGACAACGAGCTCGCGGCGTACCGGGATTGCGTCCGGCAGGGCATGAACCCGGCGGGGACGACATGGAAGCACATTGACCACGCTAAGGCCGTGTCGGACGCTACTGGTGTCGCTTACGACGCTACTGTGGATTGAGGTGATCTGGTCGTGTCTTTCCCTAGCGCTGACACCCTGGGGACGATGACCGAGCAGGTTGTCTCGTCCCTGCTGGGGTGGGACGGTGCCGGCGAGCAACACACGTCCCTTGTCTCCGGGATTGATTCGTCCGCGGTGTCGTTCGACGTCACCGATGCTGACACGGTTTCCCGCGGCGTGATCGAAATCGACGGTGAGCTCATGTGGGTTGACGGGTGCGCTGCTGTCACGGTGGCGTTGCCGTCGTGGGGCCGGGGTTACCGGGGGACGACCCCGGCCGCGCATTCTGCCGGGGCCAAGGTGGTTGTGAACCCGGTGTTCCCGGCGTCGGTCGCCGAGCGGGCCATCAACGACGAGGTCCGCGCCCTGTATCCGAACGTTTTTGCGGTGAAGACCGCGGCGACGTTCGCGTACGATACGTCCGATTATGAGTACGTGTTGCCCGCGGATTGTGTTCGTGTCCTGTCGGTGCGTGCCCAGCGGTCGGGGTACGACGAGTGGGACGAGATCGACCGGTGGGATGTGAAGCACAGTCTACCGACGGCGGTGTATACGACGGGCAAGGCGATTGTCCTGCCGTCGGGGATCGGTCCGGGGGATTCCGTGCAAATCGTGTACGCGGCCCGTCCGTCGGCGATGACGGCGTCCACGGATGTTTTCGCCACGGTTACGGGCCTGCCGGCGTCGTCGAAGGACGTCGTGGTCCTGGGGGCCATGATTCGTCTTCTGCCGACGATGGACTATATGCGGCTGCCGACGCGGACGGCGGAAGCCGACGCGGTGGGTTCGTCTCGGCAAGGCGGCCTCGCGGTAACGATCGCCGAGAAGCTCCGGGACCAGTATGCGCGTCGTGTCACTGAGGAGCGGACTGCATTGTTCGATCAGTACCGGATCCCGGTGCACAACGTGAATATGCGGCCGGGGTGGTTTTCGTGACTAATGGTGTGGCGAATTATTCGTCTACGATGCTTGCGACGACGTTGACGTCGTCGGTGAATGACGTTGCGACGGTTATTTCCGTGGCGTCGGTGGCGGGGGCGCCGTCGACGCCGTTCCGGGGGATCCTGGAACCGGGGACGGCGAACGAGGAAATCGTCACCGTCTCGGGGGTTTCCGGGACCGATTTGACGGTTTCTCGCGGCGACGAGGGGACGTCGGCGGTCGCTCACGCCTCTGGGTCGGAATTCCGCCACATGTTGACCGGCGCGGACTTGCAGACGTTCATGGACCACGTACAGGCGACGTCGTCCGTGCACGGGACGACGGGTACGATCGTGACGACGGCCGCGACCCAGACGTTGACGAACAAAACCCTTTCGGGTGGGACGGTCACCGGGGCGACGATCACGGGTGGGACGGCGAACCCGAATTCTTGTTCGGTGGGTGGCGTCCCAGTGGTGACGACGACGGCCACTCAAACGTTGACGGGAAAAACGTTGACGGCTCCCACGGTCAGTGGGGGGACGATCGACGCTACAACGTTGACGGTGGGTTCTGATCCTGTTGTCACGGAGGACGCCGCCCAGACGTTGACGGGGAAAACGGTCCAATCTGCGACTGCTGGTGATGAGGCTCTTGTTGTTCTGGCGTCGGCTTCGCAGACGGCGAATCTGGTTGAGACAAAAACGTCCGGGGGGACGCTGAGAACGTATTTGGATGATTATTACCAGTGGTATCATCCGACGGGTCCGCTGCCGTACGCCGTGTCAGCTGGAAAGGTCACGTTGACGTTTTCCGGGACCACGAACGCCTCGGCGACGGTGACGTTCCCGTCGGGTAGGTTCTCCGTGACCCCCGTTGTGACGATGACTACCGAATACAATGGTCGGCAGTTCGCCGCTCCTCGTATCACGTCCGTTTCGTCCTCGTCGATGGACGTCGTCCTGTACACGCACGATGGGACGACTTTTTCGGGATATCTTGCGGTGCACTGGAACGCTCTTCAGATGCTTCCCGCGTCGGCGGCCGGGTGATCGGTGATGTGCCCATTCCTGGCGTCGGTTCCTCCGGATATCACGGAGGGGCTTCCGGCGCAGATAGCGGCCCGCGCGGTCGCGGACCGCATGTCCAGGACGACGGTTCTTCCGGACGTGTCGATCGCGGGGATGCCTTTTCGGCTGGCTCCGGTGGTGACGGCGGATGGGATGGTTCCGTATTCTCGGGGTACCCCGGAGTGGAAACATTCCCAGATCGACACGTCGACGTCGCCGGGCGAGCAGACGTTGTCGTCGTGGTGGACGCGGACCCAAGATTCTTGGCATCGCGGCGCCGGGGTGACTTTTTACGAGCCCGGGTCGGTGAAAGAGACCGAGTACCGGTACCGGGCGTCCGCTGGTTTGGACGTGTGGACTCAGGGGCAGGTCTCGCTTCTGCGTGCCATGGGCACGGAGATCACGGGGTCGGGCGGTGCGACGGCGGGGTGCGCTACCGCGGTCGTGAACGGGGTCGACACGGTTTTTGGGATGGTCGACGGCGTGCTGCACCGGTGGACCGACGACACGGACGTGTCGTACACGTCTTCGTATCTTTTCGGAAATCCCGTGGTAGCGGGGTCGGCGGTCCTTGCCGCATACACCACGGGAATGGTCCTGGGTGCTACGTCGGGTTCCACGCTGGCACAGTTGTGGTATTCTACGGGCGGCCCGCTGGTCCCGTACTGGGTGAAGTCAAGAATCATCGCGTTCCAGGCGAACCGCGTCTATGAGCTGACGCTGGACGGCGGGGACCTCGTGGACGAGACGCCGTTGTTCACGCACCCGGACCCGGCGTGGCAGTGGACCGGGGCCGTGGAAGCCCCGGGGGCGGTGATCCTATGCGGGCATTCGAACGGGGTCGGCGAGGTGTTCTCGGCGGTCCTGGAGGATCAGGGCACGGGCCTGTCCCCCGTTTTGGGGATCCCGTCGTCGGTGTGCACTCTCCCCCTGGGGGAGGAGTGCCTGTCGATGCTGTCCTACCTGGGCGCGTACCTCGTGCTGGGGACGTCGCGGGGCCTGCGAGTCGGTGTCATGGACACCACGGGAAAAGTCCAGTACGGGCCGCTGTTGTTCGAGGCGCCCGGGGGCGTGACGTGCCTGTGCGCTCGGGATACGTGGATTTATGCGGGGGTCACGCGGGCTATCGATGGAATGTCGGGCCTGGCCCGCGTCGACCTGTCCGAGGAAATCTCGGACTTGCGTTTTCCGTGGGCGTGGGATGTGACCCTGGATGACGTTTCGGTCCCGGTCGGGGTGTGCACGGTCGGGAACACGGGCCGGGTCGCGGTCGCGGCCGTGGGCTCGGGTGTGTGGGTCCAGTCCGAGACTGCGTATTGCGACGAGGGCTACCTGTACACGGGGACGATCCGGTATGCGACGAACGAATTGAAGTCGTTCCTGCGGTGCCGGGTCCGCGCGGACATTACGGGCGTGGAATCGGTTTCGCTGTACACGGTCGACGAGGACGGGGACGAGTCCCTGGTGGTCGCGTTGACGGGGGCGTCGAACACGGGCGAGGATCTCGACCTGTCGACGGCGCTGCCGGCGCCGACGACTTCGGCGGAGGTCCTTTTGAGGCTCGCGCCTTCCGCAGGGGGCGCTTCGACGCCTGTTCTCCGTGGCTTGTCCGTGAAGGCGTTGCCGGTGCCGTACGTGCTGCCCGAGATCACGCTACCGCTCCTGTGCTATGACCGTGAGTCGGATCGGCGCGGCGCTAGGTACGGGTTCGAGGGGTCGGCGTGGGCCCGGGTCGAGGCTTTGGAGGCGTTGTTGGCTACGGCGCCGGTGGTGGGGATGGTCGATAACACGTCGGGCGAGACTTTCACGGCCCGCCTGGAATCCGTGGATTTCCGGCGGGTCACGCCCGCTGAGCGCGGACACGACAATTGGGGTGGAATGTTGCTGGTGAAGTTGGCGAAACTATGACCGCCCCGGCCTGGTTTCAGCGGGACGTGTCCGAGGGCGACCGGGGCGGGGACGTGTGGGTCGCCCG